CGACACCCGGCAATCATACATATTCATTGCAGATCTCATTCTGCTCTTATTTTACGTTTATGAAGACGTGACGAATAGGGGCAGAACCGCTAATCGCATTTGCTTTATTTGCTTTAAGAGACCTATAGAATAGACAATAGTTTAATCTATAGATTATGAGAATGTATATTAATATGATATTTAGTCACCGCTCCGGAAATTAACCTTTTCCTAAGTGATGACCGTATGAACGAAGCAGTTGTGGCTACTGTTTCTTATGTTTGTACCGTCACCCCAGAGAGTCAACTCTGTTGTAAATCAAACCCTTCTGTAGAAGATTTTAGCAGCCTGTAAGGACGAGCTGTTTTTGAATCTGTCTGCATAGATTATTGAATTTTATGAAAAGAAATTTAATGACTGATAATTAACATTTGTAAGGTTTTATGTATCTTTGGAATCCCACTTTTATATACTGATTTCGCTTTAACCAATCTCCACCCGCAGTAGGGTAGAAGAGAGATTGTAGATCTAACAGATATTTAAGAAGAATTGGTCCATTGGTCTTAATTTGACTAACGTACTTGTACTTACTATAAATGAACAATATAAACTTATATAAACACGTTTACCTCATGACAACCTGAGTGAGGAGGTTTGGTCACCTAAATTTACCGTGTCCCTGTATATTTTTTGAGGTTTTCAATAGTCATTTTATTGATTTGATTGAGATGATATCGTCTTAGTTTATTTAGCCCGTTGTGGTTAGTCCCTAACTCCACTAAAATTATGAATTCTTTTATATTCGAGGAATCAAATTTGAACGACCAGGAGTTCTCCACCTGTGAAGGTGTTGAGTTTAATTACCATTACACAATTGAAGAATCTGGCTGTGAAAATCAGCAGCATTATATAATGCACGATTATGAACTTCCTTTAATCGTAATGGCCATGTTAGGCTTTATTCTTTTGTGGGCGTATTTAGCTTATTCACGTAGGTTTATTGTGCCCGCATTTAAGAGTAGAAGTCTTCATTTTTTGTTATTTTTGACTTGCCCTGTTTGGTTTCACCATTGGGGGTCTTGTTATAAATTTTTCCTTTCCATTAATAGTCTCCATTTATTAATAATGTTTACGGAGTATATCCTTGACAGTCAAAGTGGTTACGGAAAGAGTAAATATGAAACACGCAAAAAGAATGACAAAAAAGCCCGCGATCGAAGAAATC